TAGCAGATAGAAAACCAATGTTATTGTGTTTGGATTCACTTGGTATGTTATCTACTACAAAAGAAGTAGAAGATACTGCTGATGGTAAAGAGACAAGAGATATGACTCGTGCCCAAGTATTGAAAGCTGCATTCAGAGTGTTGACTTTGAAACTTGGTAAAGCAAAAGTACCAATGGTAATTACTAACCACACATATGATGTAGTTGGTTCTATGTTCCCTACCAAAGAAATGGGTGGTGGTTCTGGACTGAAGTATGCGGCATCATCTATCGTATATCTTTCTAAGAAGAAAGAGAAAGACGGTACACAAGTTGTTGGTAGTATCATTCACTGTAAGAATGCAAAGTCACGTTTAACTGTTGAGAATAAAGTAGTTGATGTGCGATTAATGTATGAACGTGGACTTGATAGATACTATGGATTGCTTGAACTTGCACTGAAGTATGATATCTTCAAATCAGTATCAACTAGTATTGAACTACCAGATGGTTCTAAAACATTCGGTAAAACAATTAACAATAATCCAGAGAAGTTTTTTACTCCAGAGATTATGGAACAGTTGGATGAAGTTGCTAGTAAAGAGTTCAAATATGGAACACGTTTAGAAGAAGTAATAGAAGAGGTTGAAGAAGAAGTTGTAGAAACAGATGCAACCTAATTTCATAAAAGTTTACAATAATGTAATAGAACCAGAACTATCTCAACAGTTGATTGCAATGTTTGAAGAATCAGAGCATCAACATGAAGAGATAGTATTGGAAGGACATCGTTCTTTCAAACAGGTGACATTACAGAATCATCCAGAATGGGAGCCTTTTGTTAAACCACTACAGGATAAGTTCTATAGTTACATAGATAAGTACATGAACGACTGTGAGGTGACTGACAAGATGTTCCCAGAACAATTTGCATTTGAGGCATTTCGATTAAAACGATATATGCCGAATGATGTAGATGAGTTTAATGACCACGTTGATGTTGGTAATCATAGTAGTGCAAGAAGGTTCTTAGTATTCTTCTTGTATCTTAATGACAACGAAGGTGGTCATACAGACTTTCCAACCTACGATATTTCAGTTCAACCTGCTACTGGAAGAATGGTAATGTTTCCCCCAATGTGGACACACTTACATGCTGGACGTAAACCTATTGATAAACCAAAATACATTATAGGGAGTTACTTACACTATGTCTGATATTAGTGAAATGTACCAGTTTGTGGAGAACAAAGAAAAAACTTGGACTGCTGTTGGACTTACCGAAAAAGCAGGTAAGTATCAAGGTGTAGTTTATAAGTACGGTAAAGTTAAAGTGGTAGAAAATGAAGAAAAAACAAATGCCTCTTTACAATTTGAGTGGGATATGTTAGACTCTAATGGACTACCAAAAGAAAGTATTAAAGAAGATTTCTTTGAACTTGCTGGTAAGATATTAGAAGATATCATACATAAACAATTAGATGGAGAAGATTTACAATATGTCAACACAGACGATAGAAAAAACAACACTCAGTAATTTAGTTTTTAATGAACCTTACACTCGTAAGGTTTTGCCATTTCTAAAACCAGAATACTTCTCTAATCCAGAGGAACGAATTGTATTTGAAGAGATTACAAGATTTGTAGAAAAGTATAATAACAATCCCACCAAGGAAGCGTTGTCTATTGAGGTTGACGGACGTAAAGATATTAATGACGAACAATTCAAAAAGGTAACACAGATTATCGAAACTCTGTCGGATGCAGAAGTTGATATGAATTGGTTAGTCGAAACTACAGAGAAATTCTGTAAGGACAAAGCAGTATACAATGCAATTCTCAACGGTATTCAAATCATCGAAGGTAAAGACAAAGAACATACTCCAGAAGCAATTCCTAGTATTCTTACTGATGCATTATCAGTTGCATTCGATTCACACATTGGACACGATTACGTTGATGATGGGGAAGAGAGATTTGAGTTCTATCATAAGAAAGAAGAGAAACTTGAATTCGACTTAGAGTATTTCAATAAGATTACTAAAGGTGGACTCCCAACTAAAACTTTAAATATTGCACTTGCTGGTACAGGTGTTGGTAAATCGTTGTTTATGTGTCACATGGCATCATCTACTTTGATGCAAGGTAAGAATGTTTTATACATTACATTAGAGATGGCAGAGGAAAGAATTGCAGAACGTATTGATGCAAACTTGATGAACATCACAATGGATGACTTACATGATTTACCTAAGAAGATGTTTACAGATAGACTATCTAAAATTCAAGGCAAGACGAATGGTAAACTTATCATTAAAGAGTATCCAACTGCATCTGCACATAGTGGACACTTTCGTTCACTTATCAAAGAACTTGCACTAAAGAAATCATTCAAACCAGATGTTATCTTTATTGACTATCTAAACATTTGTGGTTCATCTCGTTTCAAAGGTAATGCAAATGTAGGTTCTTACTTCTATATCAAAGCGATTGCAGAAGAATTAAGAGGACTTGCAGTAGAATGTAATGTACCCATTATGTCTGCAACTCAAACTACTCGTGGTGGTTTCAATAGTTCTGATGTAGGACTAGAAGATACTTCAGAATCATTTGGTTTGCCTGCGACTGCTGACTTGATGTTTGCATTGATTACAACTGAAGAGTTAGAACAACTCAACCAGATTATGGTAAAACAGTTGAAGAATCGTTATAACGACCCAGGCGCAAACAAAAGATTTGTTTTAGGTATTGACAGAGCAAGAATGAAACTGTATGATGTAGAACAGGAAGCACAACATGATATTGTTGATAGTGGACAAGGTGACACACCAACATTCGATAAATCACCAATATCTGCACGTTATGACAAGTTTAATGACATAAAGGTGTAATTTATCTTGACTTCCTAATAATTTGATATTATAAATAGAACTGTAATATTATTTGTGCAAATGGAGAAATTGATAAATGCAGAGTTTCCAGAACTTCCTTACGGAAGCAAAAGTTAAGGCAGAGGATTATGAGGCAGCCATAGTTATTGGTTGGTACGAGTTACATGAGCGTGAACTCGACTCTAAGACTGGCATTACTGATAAGACATTAAAAGTTTTAGAAGCAAACCCACAAGTCCTTGAATCTGGTAAACGTATTGCAGAGTATGTTCTTAAAACAAACTCAAGTCTTGCAGGCGCCCAAGCAGAACAGTATGGTAGAGCATCTACTAAATTAACTAAGTTCTGGACTTCATATGGTGCAACAAACAAAACTCCAAAAACAGATATACTAATTGGAACTATGCGTTTCTCTTTAAAGATTGGTGCTGCACAACTTATGTCTGGTGGTAAATCTGAATCTACTGCAACATTCTATGCGGCAATAAAGAATACATCAAAATCACTTCAGAAAAACCCACAATTTAAAAAGGTTGAGGGTATCTTAGAATCATTTGTTACAAATACTCTTGCACCTAGTCAATTGCGTGGAATTATTAAGTCTCGTGAAAACGAAGTTGTTAATGCTGGAGAAGCTGCACATAAACAATGTATGACTGAACTAGGGTTGTTATTCGAACAATCCCCAGAGTTTAAGGTTGCATTTGCTCGTGAAGCAATGTCTGGATTTGAAAAGTTCGGAGAATCAGATGCTGCAGCTGCAGAGTATATGTTAGTCTCTTCTCACGATGGTAACAGTGTAAAAATTAAAAGTGTATACGATGATGACTATTGCTCTTACATTGCAGATAAAATGAAATTGCAAGCAAGATTTAAAACAAGTGGTAGAGTTTTGAACAAGAAGAAAACTGGAGAATACAATTTCTGGTCTGTTGTTTCACTTATTGTTAATGCAATGGATGAAGAGATAGATGCATATAATAACGGTGAGATTCTTACTGAGATTCGTTTGTTTAAAAATCTTACTGCAAAAGTAAAAGGATTTTTTAGTAGAGTTTGGAATAAAGCAACTAAGTTCTTTAAAAAGAGTACTATGTCAATGATGAAGTTTTTGGGTGTAGAACCTAGTATTACACATAGTAAGGATATTAATTTTGATTAATTTTAGTAAATATATAACTGAAGATAAGGGTGGAAAGAATCTACACTTAGAGCATATCGAAGATGAGATATTAAATTTTGGTGTGTCTGGTGGTAGAGCTGCAATTAACTTTGTCCGTTCCCTTAGAGATATGTTGGCAGGAGAATCACGTTCATCTGTAAACATGACAGTTAAATGGGATGGCGCTCCAGCAATCTTTGCTGGTATCGACCCAGAAGATGGTAAGTTTTTCGTTGCAAAGAAATCAGTATTCAATGCAACTCCTAAGTTATACAAGACTGCAAAAGAGATTGACGATGATGGACTATCTGGTGCATTAAATTCAAAGTTCAAGATTGCACTTACAGAATTCTCTAAGTTGGGAATCACGGGTGTACTTCAAGGCGACTTGATGTGGACAGATGATGTGGAAACAGATACAATAGATAATTTACGTTATTATACATTCCAACCGAATACAATTGTATATGCTGTACCTGTTGATAGTGACTTTGGAATGAAGATTAAAAGTTCAAAAATTGGAATCGTGTGGCACACCACTTATACTGGTGACGCACTCCAAGACATGAAAGCGTCATTTGGTGTCAACATTAAAGGACTCAGTACACCATCCTCAGTTTGGATGGATGACGCTACCTATAAGGATGTTAGTGGCAAAGCGACAATGACAACTAAAGAAACTGAAGCAGTTACTAAGTCTTTGTCTGGTGCTGGAAAAACATTCCAAAAGATTAATTCAGCTGGGTTAAATAAGTTTTTAAGACTTCAAGATACATTCACTGGTAATCTTGCTGGTGCATCATTAAAAACATATTACAATAGTAAAGTACGAGAAGGTAAACCAATCAATAACCCTAAGAAACATGCAGAAGGTTATTTGAAGTGGGTATCTGGTGTTTACGATAAAAGAATTAAAAGTCTCAAAACAGAAAAGTCTCAATCTAAAGTAGAGAATGAGAAGAAAGAGATGTTACGAGAACTAAAGAAACATACAAAGAATTTAGAACAGGTTGTTCTGTTTCAGAACTATCTTATTGAAGCCAAGATGGGTATTGTT